CTCGCCGTCGGCCCACGCCGCCGCGATGCTCGAGCTGACAACGGGGTATTCCCGCTCGCCCTGCCCGATATTGATGGTCGCAACGCCCATGCGGCCCGCGACGGTCTGCGCAAACAGCCGGTCAACAATGGGCATGGTCTGCACGGGGTCCGGGGTGCCGCTGGCGATGGTCTCACCGGCCCGCGTCTCGAGCATGGCCGCAAGGGGAACCGGCACGCCGCGATAGCCGCCCGCGCTGCGCATCTCTTCCACGACCTCAGCAGTCTGCCCGGTGAAGGCGCGGCCTTCGTCCAGGTGAAACACGGCTTGCCGCAGCTCGAATCCTGCCACCAGCTCGTTCCACTGCCGCCCCTCGCGGGTTTCCAGCTCGGAACCGGCCTCGCGGCGTTCCGTGTCCTCTGCCACCAGTGCGGCGCGGTAGCGAATTTCGTTCTGCCGATATTCGCCGTCCAGCGTTTCCATCTGACGGGTTTCGTCCTCAGTGGCCTCGGTCTTGCCGACCAGCTCCGAAAGGGATTGGCGGATTTCGCTTTGCCGCCGTGCGATCTTCACAGATTCAAGCATGGTGTTCCTCATGTGCTCGAAGGTTTCGCCGCTAGGTCAGCGACAGCTTTCCCCCATTCCTGGCGTTTCGGGTCCGGGGGCTTTCCCCGGATTTCTGCCGACGTCTCTGCCGTGTGGCAGGTGCGGCAAAGGGTGGTGCAGTTGGCAGGGTCATAGCCCCGTTCCGGTGCCGTGCGCACGCTCTGGACGTGGTGAACCTCGAGCCGCGCGCGCGCCCCGCATTGGGTGCAGGCCCAGCCGTCGCGCTCGAGCACGGCATGACGCACGGGTTGCCAGCGCCGCGTTCTGGTGACGGCCCACGACCAGCGGCGATGTGTGTCCCTCATAGCCCGCCCGCCTCCGCCGTGATCTCAAGATAGGTTCCCCGGTGTTCGGTTTGCTTGATGCCAATGATGTTGAACTCTTGCCCTTCGCACAGCAGCCGGTCGCCCGCCGTCACGCCCCGCGCGGTGGCGGTGTTGCGCACGGTAAACCGGGTCATGACGGTGCTTTGCATCCGGCCTGCGGTGAACCGTTCCGCGTCGGACACGTCGCGCCGCTGCGCGTAGAGCTCCGCAATGGGCGCGAACGGCCCCTGTGACAGCCCGAACCCGTCATCTACCAGCGGCGCGCGCAACACGGTGACGCGGCGATCTAGGCGCGGTCTCAGGCCCATGTGAGCGCCCTCCGCTGCGTCGGTGTTCCCGCCATGCGGACGCCCTGCGCGATGGCCACGACGGACGCCGCCGCCGCGTCGATCCGCCCGGAGCTGCGCGCCTTGGCCAGCTTGTGATTGCCTGCCGGGTCCACCAGCGTGACCGCATCCGCGAACGCACTGCGCAACAGCAGGGACGGCACGCAGCGAACCTTGCCCTCGAACAACGCCCGCCGGAACCGCTCGACATCTTCGGAGCCGTCGCGCCAGCCCATGCCGCGCCAGACACAGGGGACACGCTCAAGGCCCGCCGCCCGCAACGCCTCCACAAACTCGGCATGGCGGAACCTGTCACCGACAACCGCCGCCGGGGCTTGCCCGTCCAGCCGCGCCACGACGTCCGACAGGAACCGGCCCACGGGGACGGTCGTGTCCCCCATGGTCACCAGCTCGCGCCGCTCGTGCATTTCCTCGTAGCGCCCTGACACGCCGTCAGACGCCCCGCGATCCGCAAGCGATGGTGCGCAGGGGAACGCTGCCACGGCCTCAAGCCGCCCGGACGTTGGCCAAAACAACGCCGCCGCCGTCATGGAACGCGAACCGCCAAGATCCACGCCAAGCACAACCGGCCCTTGCCGGGGTGGCAGGCGATCGGGCGCGACCTCTGCCGACAGCCATTCATCAACCGTGACGAGGACGGACCTGTCATCGGTGGCGACACGCTCGTTTCTGTTGAGATTGCGGAAGCTCGACAGTGCAGAACCGCCCCGCGCGATGGCCCGCCGCGCCTGCGCCACCAGCCATTCCGGGGTGGAGCCGATTCCCTCTTTCGCGCCGGGGTTGGCCTCTAGCAGCGATGCCAAGTCATCCGGGGGCAGGCCGGGGGCAGGCCGGTGTTCCTGCACGTAACAACCGGGTGGCGGTTCGTCTAACCAGCGGGAGAACGTGTTGGTATCGTCCGGTGCTGACGTGGAGATAATCAGCGCCCGCCCGTCACGCTTGCCCAGCCCGCTCAGGATGGCGTTCTCGAGATTGTCGCCCTTGTCCCGTTCCCACGCCGCGCGCTCGTCCAGGATGGCCAGCGTCGGAGCGCCGCCAAGGATGCTCTTGCCGTCCGCCGCGATCACACGCGCCAGCCCGCCGCCGTTCTCTGCCGTCTCAACCTCAAGCTTGGAACCGCGCCGGATGGTGAACTGCTCCTGTTCTCCCTCTGGCAATCCTTCGATGAAGCCGACCAGGAACTGAAACGCCGTGCGCGCCTGGTCCCGGTTCCGCGCCGCGAAGATGATTTCCCGCTTCGGCTGGGGCTCGATTTCGCCCATCAAGTGCCCCAAGGCGATGCCAGCGGACAACGCCGTCTTGGCGCCGCCCCGCCCGATGGATAGCAGGCCCACGCCGATGCCCTTGGCAAACGCGCCGCGCACGAATTGCTTCTGATAGCTGGCCAGCCGCAGCGGCCTGCCCGCCGTCCGCCCCTCTGGCACGATCAGCCGGGGCAGGAACCGCAGCGCCGCCATGGCCTCTTTTGAAGCCCGCGCGGTCACGGATTTTCCCCGGATTTTTTCGGCCCGGACGTTTCCCGCGCCGGTAGAAAGAGCGGAACAGTCACACGTCGGTCTACGCCGTGAATTGACGTTGCGGCATTGGCTCCAGACACGCCCCTCACAGTGCCACCCGCCTGTATCTCGCACCGATCCGTGCCGCCGCGATGGATAGCCCCTGAGCGCCGTCCTCAGCGCCTCTCAGGTCGAACAGCCGCAACGCCTGGTCACCGATGGCGTGCAACAGGTCCGGGGGAACCGCGTCCAGCGTGGCGTGGCCCGCGTCATAGGTGGCAGTGACAGGCGCGTCCGGTGGCGTGGTGAACCGCACGACGGCATGTGCCGCCGATACCAGACGCCAGCCCGTGACCGGCTCGCCTGCGATGGTGGTGATGGCCAGCGTTGCCGGGTCCAGCACAGGCCGCACTGGCAGGTGCAGCAGGTCGCCGGGTGCATCGTCGGTTTCTGCCGTGATGGTCTGGGGCAGGATGGCCACGCCCGCGTATGCTTCCACCTCTGCCGCCGCCGCGCGGATGTGTTGATGCGCCTCGCTGCTGTCCTCGATGCCCAGCCGCATCTGTTCCAGCACGCGGGGGAACTCCGCCGGTAGGTCGGTGGACAGGTGAACCCGTGAGATAAGCCGCATGATGGCCCCGCTATAGGTCAGGCGTGTTCCTGCCCTGTTCTACCATGCGGAGCGGTATTATGATACCCTAAATGCGATTGGACACACCCGGCCCCCGCTCCTTCCCCCCGATACACAGGGGAAGGCCCTTCGCTTCCTGAACCGTATCCGCGCGATGCCTGTTGTCGGTGGCCAGCCGCTTCCCCCTGAGCTTTGCACTCAGCCCGCTTTGCGCGGTCCCCGATCTGTCACGCCGCACGTCGCGGTTGCACCAGCCGGTGGGTTACGTTGTCGCGTTTCTGAGCGGTCCTAGAAGGAGCCGGAGCCGCTCGGGGTGGGGTAGTCCCCGGTTCATAGCCTGAGCTTGGTGGCCGGTGTCAGGCAAACCGTGGCGACCATTTTTCGGGGTGGCGCTGCGCATGGGGAACGGTCGGGCGAAACCATGCGCAGCTTGACCTGCCGGCCGCAGAGCTGCTGATCGAGGAGTCGGAGCGCCGCCGCGCCCGCGGCGGCGAGTTGTGCATCCAGACCAAGATCGCGCGCACCATCGAGCAGCTTGACCGCTATTCGGTGACGCGGCATCTGCCCGCCCAAAGGGTGCATATGTCAAAGGGTGACGCCATCGCCTATCTCGTGCCGCGTCTCGACGACAGGATCTGTGCGACATGCCATGCGCGGATTTTCGCGGAATGCCGCTTCCATTCAGCGCCTGACGGCGAAGGAACGGTGCGGTAGGTCTTCCGGATGCCAATGCTGGCATACGGGCATCGGGAGAGGTGGTCGGGGCTCCGGCACGGCGGACTAACCAAAGTGCGGGTTCCGGAGAGCATCAGCAAGGTCGTATCCGGCACTGAACCCTCCACTCGTGACGCGCGCGGCCAAAAACCGGAGTCCACATTCATGTCGATCGAGCTGGATTCCAGCTGAATGTCCGCATTCGCAGTGCGCCGACGATCCCAGCGCGCCTGCGGCGAAGGACCGGAATCCGCCCATGCCGTAGAGACGCGCCCGTTCGCGAGCGCAGAATCCTGGTGCTGGCTCTGGCGCACGATCGGCGGCGTCGGCGCGGCACCGCAGTCCGCGCATAGGTCTGCCCCCTTTTTCCCGAACTTTTTTCGACTTGCGTGGGTCACGCTCCGGGAAGCGGCCAATATTGCTTTTGTCCCCGGCGCGGCGGGGATCGGCCGCCGCCTGTGGCGCTTCGTTTTGACATGCGACCGTCCGGGTTTCCCGGTGTGGTAGCGCATGCGCCAAATCGAGGAGGTGGCCATGTCCACAATCGAGACGAGCTTCACGCTCGAGACGACGCCGGTTTTTTCCTTAGGGGATGTCCTGCCCCTGCGCTTGCCGGTCGGCACGCCCGGGCCCGATGGGCGGCCGGTGCTGCGCCCGGCGGTCGTCGCCAGCGTCGGCGACTGCCTGGGCGAGACGACCTACGAGCTGGTCCCTGCGGCCGTGGGCAACGACCTGCCCGCGCATGGGACCGACATCACCGCGCGAATGTGCGGCGCGGACGGCGCGCAGACGGCGCTGCGCTTCGCGCCCAACCTCAGCCTGAAGGTCTGCGCCAGCCCGCCGGTGCTTGCCGACACGCGCCGTCGGTCTGGCCGGCTTCCGGCGCAGGCCCATGCGGCGCTGGTGGCGGACAACGCGCGCCGGTCAGCGTCGCGGGCCGCACACCTCGCCGCGCGCCGGGCGCGGGCGGCCGCGCGGCACGCCGGCCGCAAGAAGTCCCGGCGGTAACCGCCCATCGTCGCGGCGGCCGGTGCGACGCCGGCCGCCACGCAGTGCGCCAGGGCCTGCATCGCGGCCCGTCGGCACGCCCCCAGACACAGTCCCAGGGAAGGAGATCCCCATGACGATCACCATCGAGTACCACGAGACCGAGACCTTCGCGCTGGCCGCGAAGGCCCTGCGCGCCGACCGCCTGTTCCGCGACGCGGCGCAGGCGGCGCGGGACGCGCTGCCGGAGACGGCCCGCGCGATGTTGGACAGCCACTTCGCGGCGGTGCCGCAGACGCCGTTCGCCGCCCCAACCCTGTCGCACGCCGACGCGCTGCGCGAAGCGCTGCGGGACGCGGTCGACGCGGCCGGCGGTGTGCCGGTGCTGCTCATAGGCCAGGATGGCACGCGACACCTGCTGAGCGGCACGGACGACGCCGAACGCATCCAGACCGCGGTCGAGCGCCTTGCCGCATTCCTGGACCTCGCGTGGCCGGTCCACGACCAGCTGACGGCGGAGGCAAGCATCGCGCGGCAGCGCGCGGTCCTGTCGGTCGACCTGCGCAGCCAGTCCACCGCGCCTAACCGGGACGCGCCCGCGTGATCCATGGCGTTCTGCCGGGCCGCGGAACGGCGGCCCGGCAGGGCGCA